AAATCTATCTTAGATCCAATCAGTAACATTCATTGCCAGGAACTTGCGCTTTACAGTGATCACCTGCGTATGGCAGGTCGCGTCGACTGTATTGCTGAGTATAACGGTAAACGTGCTGTTATCGATTTTAAGACTTCAAATAAACCAAAGTCAAAATCATACATTGAGAGTTACTTCATGCAGACGGCAGCATATGCTATCATGTATGAAGAACGTACTGGTATTCCTGTTCCATGGTTAGTAATTCTAATCGCAGTTGAAGATGATGTTCCTCAGGTATTCATCGAAAAACGTGACGACTGGGTAAAGAAACTTCTTCGCACTCGCGACTATTATGAAAATGGGTATTATACCAGTGAGTGAACTGTCCGAACAACGGATGGAAATTTGTAGACAGTGTGAGTTTTTAAAAGCGAAACTGTGTATGAAATGCGGTTGCCTTATGCCCGCAAAAACTAAACTTAATCGCGCATCCTGTCCCATTGGTAAGTGGGGTTCAGTAGGAAAAAAACTTCCTTGGGAAGCATAAAACACTTGACTTCCTGCGTTAAGTATAGTATAAATAGAATATTAGTTGATGACAGTTGACAATAAAAGCGGAAAGACGAGGGTTCGACTCCCTCCACCTCCACCATAGATACATCAAGGTCCGACCCGAAAGGGATGCCTACTAAAGTGAGGGATGATGGTGTATCTATGATGGGGGTGACCTTGGAATTCGATTTTCGTGTAATAGGAATACCGAGACTGATTGACTGGCAAAGCGCCACAAACTGTAAATGCAAACGATAACGTTGCCTTTGCTCTAGCTGCTTAAGCTAGCATTGGGTTTTTGATAGTTTTTCCTCGAAACAGAATAAAACTATCAACCGTTCGATTAAACGGGTGGACCGAGTCTCACTGCGGTTCTGTGCTTATAAATATTTGCATGACCCACTACGCCTCTACTTGAAAAAGCACGCATGGTGGGTTTTTTTGTCTTCGGACAACCAGTGTGGGGAGTCACTGGATAATACCCTCTCAAGTTTAACAAGTATTAGGAAATAAGATGACTTCCTTTAACAAGAAGTTTTTCAAGTTTCTTTCGATTTTTACAGTATTAGTATATAGTTTATATGGAATCAATTCATATGCTGAAGATGCTATCGAGAGAGATACGAGGGAATATTCCCTCGGCTTTGTAGAAGTAATCCAAGAGATTAAAGAAGATGCGGCAGAAGAAAAAAAGAAAACCGTATTAAGAAAAATTGAAACCCAAAACATACATTTAGCAAATAATCGCGAATTGAAGTGTCTAGCAGACAATATTTACTACGAGGCAGGAAACCAGTCAACTCAAGGAAAGTTGGCGGTTGCTGCAGTAACTATCAATCGCGTAAAAAGTCCCAAGTTCCCGAAGTCTGTGTGCGCAGTCGTGTATCAGAGAACAAAGCGTGTTTGCCAGTTCTCATGGGTATGCGAAGGCAAGAAGAGCGTGCGCAGTGCCCAGCAATATTCAGAATCTAAAAAAGTTGCTGAAAAAGTATTGCTTTCTGGGGCAAATCAGGGTATACTTGGACGTAACGTTTTATTCTACCATGCGGATTATGTTAATCCGAGATGGAATTTGAAGCGTGTTACAAAAATCGGTGATCACATTTTTTATGCAGGATAATAACATTGAATATGGTAATGGATGGTTCTGAAGTAACCAATGAATTTTTAATTACAAAAGAGTATAATACAGCAATAGAGTTCTCTCAATTCGTAGAGAAACAATCATTCGAGAATGGTATTCCTTGTTTGGATATTCTTCTTGATTATTGTATCAAAAAAGATATTGAGATGGAATCTGTTGCTGTATTACTCACCACTTCTTTGAAAGAGAAGATTCGAGCAGAAGCAGAAGAACTAAATATGTTGAAGCGCAAATCTGGTGGGAAATTACCTCTTTAATGCAAGCATATGAAGTTTATCGCCTCTACATGGCACTTAAACTACACTTCACTACTGAGTCATATGACATCACCGTAACTAAAGGTGCTGTCAAGTCATCAGAATCTGCATTCTTAAAACGGAGAGATGTTTTCCTATTCAGGAAACTGGCGAAGAAGTTCGTCGCTCGTCAAGAAATTATCAACTACTTTGTTGCAAATTTTGCAGCAGGAGATAAGAACGGCGGCATCTTTAGTGCAGATTCTGATGACATCTATGAAAAGTGGAAGGGTAGACAAGACAGATTGTCTTACATGTTCGCAAACGATATTAATCGTTTACTTATAGAAGCAGAGAAGGCAGAACAAGATCCTTTTGTATCTGTCAATAATCAACATCCAATAATTATTAAGATGTTACTGGGAAATAAAATTTCACTAGAAACAGTTATTATACTTGACAAACTACTAGATTTCAGGTATAATGTAACTACTGAATTATTGAATGATTTTATCTGGAATGATTTAAATCTTTTGATAATTAAGTACCGTCCGTTCGTTCGTATAGATCGAACAAAATTCTTTGAACTATGGAATAAGGAGAAAGGCCAAGTGGTCTGTTAGATGAGTAACTCAAGAAGTAAAGACTACTACGGGTCTGAACCCCGAGTAAAAGAAGTACGAAAAGGTGTTGATAAATCAAACAAGCACCGTAAAAACCTGTATAAATACTCAGGTAGTAATGATGCTGAAGAGTATGATGACTACGATGATTACAATACAAACCGCAAATACTAAACATACAACGCAAATATAAGGACAATACATATGTCAATTAATTCACTATCAGAACTCCGCAAGAATCGCGGAAACTTCGACTCACTCATGAAGGCAGTTGAGTCAATCGCAAACCCATCAAATGAAAAGCGTGGCGACGACGATCGCTTCTGGAAACCAACTGTCGATAAGGCAGGTAATGGTCAAGCAGTGCTTCGTTTCCTTCCTGCTCCTGCAGGTGAAGAACTTCCTTGGGTTCGCGTCTTTGATCATGGTTTCCAGGGTCCAACTGGAAAGTGGTATATCGAAAACTCGTTGACCACAATCAACAAACCAGATCCAGTCGGCGAACTGAATTCCGAACTTTGGAACTCAGGTATCGAAGCGAATAAGGAAATCGCTCGTAAGCAAAAGCGTCGTCTTTCCTACATCTCCAACGTTCTTGTGGTTCGCGATCCCGCAAATCCTGAGAATGAAGGTAAGGTATTCCTCTACAAGTATGGTAAGAAAATCTTTGACAAGATCAAGGATGTAATGCAACCAACCTTTGAAGATGAGAAACCAGTCAACCCATTTGACCTTTGGGAAGGTGCTAACTTCAAGTTGCGCATTCGTCAGGTTGAAGGTTATCGTAACTACGATAAGTCGGAATTTGATGGACCAAATCCTCTGTCGGAAGACGAAGATAAGTTGGAGAAGGTTTGGAACGAAGCGCATTCTCTTGCAACTTTCCTCGATCCATCGAACTTCAAGTCATATGATGAACTGAAGGCGAAGATGAACACTGTTCTATCAGGTGGTGCTCGTATGGCAACTGCTGAGAAGGTTAATCCGCTTGATGCTGAAGACGAACTGTTCGTCGAAACCAAGATGCGTAATGCACCTGCTGCTAAGGCAACGGATGACAGTCCACCTTGGAAAGAAGACAGTGACGATGACACGATGAATTACTTCTCGAGTCTCGCTGATGACTAAAAACTTGGGGGAGCGTTTCGCTCCCCCATTTCATTATGCCACTGCTCTTCTCTTTTGGAACATCAACCATGTAGGGTCATTCGACCTTACGTTTCCTACACCTCCTGGGAAAGTTATTTGCGGAGGTGCTTGACCACCACCTCCACCTTGGTTAATTACAGTTGGTGGCGGGACATTAATTTGCATTTTATCTTTGGTCGCTGCAGTTCCCTGCTCAATTAAAGCACCATCCATATTCTTACCAGTTTCTGTCTGAGATTTACTCGAAGACATTTTGTCATATGCTGCTCCCGCGAGCATACCAACTGGACCTAATGCAGCACCAGCAATTGCACCCTTATTGCTCGAGAAGAAATTACCAGTGCTTTCTTTCGCTTTGGGTTGTATATTACTAGATTTATTGCCTGACATTTTATCATAAGCAGCAGCAGCACTTTCACGTCCTGCAGGTCCTGCGACCATAATACCCTTATTTCGCGAGAAGAATCCACCACCAGAAGGTTTTTCAACTGAACCTTTCTGTGTTCCAGTATATTCACCTGCTGCCATTTTATCTTCTGTACTGTCGACTAATCCAAATGTTAGACCACTTAAAACATTTCTCCCAGCATTCTTAAACTTCTGTCCAGTCGTTGCATTAGGGTCAGCATTAAATCCTTTATACCCATCATATGCTGCCATACCTGCTGCAAGCGGAAGTGCGAGTTTTCCGGCAACTCGACCAGCAAACCCAAGTCCTTTAACTAATCCTGGTGATACCTTACTTAGAACACTGCCTGCTTTAGAACCCAAACTGGATGCACCACTAGCAATCTTACCCAAGAAACCAGTAGATTTTGCTGCAGCACCAGTCGCACCAGCAGCACCTGCCGCACCTGCCGCACCAGCAGTTCCTAGACCAGTGGCACCAGCAGCACCTGCAGTTCCTAAACCAGCAGCACCTGCCGCACCAGTTGTCGCCACCCCAGCAGCACCAGTAGCACCAGTCGCCGCCAACCCAGTAGCACCTGCTGTTCCTAATCCAGCAGCGCCAGTAGCACCTGCTGTTCCCAATCCAAGCATTCCGATTGTTCTGGCACCACCACTAAGAATAGCACTGCCTACTGT